AGTGCTTCTTTCTCTTCTATAGAATATGATGCAAATGTTCTTGCTCTCCAATCTGCAAATGTTCTTTTTAACTGTCCTCTACCTCTTTTAAAAGGATTTCTTACTACATTCTCGTATGTACCCGTGCTATGTGCGTCTTTAAATTCTACTGAAGGTGTCCAGTATTTCCAGTAACCACTAGGTAAATTATTATAATATTGTTCTACATAACCTTGCATAGAACTAGGTGCTATTGCAGATAAAAATTTAACCCATGATTCTCTTTTCTCTTCCTCACTATCACTAGCTATAGAAGTTACAACATGTTTAAAACCTGTAGGTATTATACCTCTACCTTTACCTTCTGCAAAACCATTTAAAGGATTTAGTCCTAAATAATCTAATGCTGGTACACTAACAAGATCACCTATATTAACACCTGGTGCTGCTAATGTAGCAGTTAGATCTATACCTAGTGCTGATGATGGTGCACCATATTTAACTATACCTGGTAAGCTACTAGTTAATATCACTTCCGTTAATGATGGTAAAGGTTTACCTGTAAATTTTTCTACAGTTGGTGATAGTATTCTTAATATTCTTTCTGCTGATTCAAAACCTATAACACCATATACACCTGCAGCAAATACCATCTGTGTCATAAATGCAGTTAGACCTGCAACATTTTGACCTTTTGTTTCTTTAGCTGTTGTTACATACTGTGCTAGTTGTGCTAGATAGTTATGTTGAAATGTTTTAAATAATCCAAATGGTTTACCTATTGCACCTAAACCTCTACTACCATATATACCTGGTTGTTCTAAATAATTATATTCAACCATGTATTTGTTAGCATTATATGCAGCCATTTCCATTGCTTGTTCTTTAGTTTTACCTGCACTTTTAAAAAAGTTATAAAACATAAATGATGCATTTAATCTACTAACTTGTTCTGCCTTACCTGCAAAATCTTGTAGTGTAACAATTTTTAATACTCTACCAAAATCAAATACTCTTCTACCTGCAGGATCTTTTAATTTACCTGGTAATTTAAGTTTAGGTGAAAAACCTTTTATATCAGCTGCAGCTTCATTTAAAAACTTTTGATCTACAACACCATTCTTATACATGAACTCCATGACTTCACGCATCTCTTTATTTGGCATTAATAAATCTTTAAATGCTTTTACTTGTGATAGTGCAACTTGACCTTTATCAAAACCTTTATATTGTAAGTCTACTAATCTAGGAAATATCATATGGTATGGTTGAAATACCTGAGATAATAAAAATCTCATATTACCAAATAATAGTTTAGCATTAAGTGTTACTTGGTTAGCACCACCTAGTATCTTAGTTAAACCACTTTTACCTATATAGTCAGATCCTATCTCTGACATTTTTTCTACAAATTTATTAGATTGTATTTCACCAAATGCATTACCTTTAATTTCATTTGCTAATCGTGTTGCAACTGGATAATCTTTTGTAAGAGAAGTTTTTTTAGTACCACCTTTACCATCTGATACTACTGTTGGTTGATTTAATATTTGACCTAGTTTTTTATTAAAATCTATTCTAGAAGCAGCTTCAACACCACCTTGTAAATATTGTAGTATAGCAGTTTCAAATTGTGCTGATTGTCTTGTATTTATATTTTTTTCTGATATACCTTTTAGTCCTGGTATTTTACCTGTAAAAAATTCTCTAGCATTTAACTTACTTCCTAGATAACCATCTACACCTATACGTTGTAATGAAAATTTTTTAAATCCAGCTTGTTGTCTTATCTTATCTATTCTTTCTTGTACTTTTAAGAAAGCCTCATCTGTTAATTCAAACCTAGTAAATAATTCATTAAATGCTTGGAATGCTTCATTACCAGGTTTTTGTCTTTCTCTCATTACAGTTTCTATAACATAATCACTAGATAATCTTTTTCTATTATTAAATTTAGTTCCTGTAACATCTATTGCATTATACTCTTCTTTTAAATATTTATTAAGAGCATTAGCAGATGCTTTATTACCTACACCTGGTGCATCTATTGGTCTGTAACCTTTTTTATCACCTGACCATTTTTTAACAAATACAACAAAGTCACCTTGGAATATGTGTGGAAAATAATTAGGTATTTTTTGTATTGACTCTAAGCCATCAGCTTTATTTTCTTTTACACTTTTATTATATATATCTACAGTTTTATCTACTATACCTCTAAGTTCTCTATAGATATTAACCATCTCAGTATCAAACTTATATTTAGTTGTTAGTTCTTTATTAGTTACTTCGTATTTAAATCCACCTTCTTTTACAGGTATAAAAGGATCAGTTCCTCTTATAAGATTTATTTCTGCATCTATCTCTGCTTTATTTTCAGACGTTTTAGATTGTTGTAATTCTTCTATTCTTCTAATTTCTGCTTCTGTTAATTCTTTTCTAGATGTTCTTCTTATATTTTCATTTAAATCTATTCTAGTAGAGTAATCTTCTTTATTTTTTTTAGCTTCTCTAAGTTTATCTTTTTCTATTTTCCATATAGCATCAATAAGGTTTGCAGCTTTATCTGGATTCTTTTGTCTTAATAAAGTAAATTTAGTTAATCCACCACCATCTGATTTAATTTTTCTCATACCTACAAGTTTAACAGCTTCAGCTGCACCTTGTAGTTTCATAGTGTAATCACCAAATGATTCTGCTTTAGTTTTACCTGGGGCAAATACTGAGTCAGCTTTTAGCACAGGATCATAAGCAAGCATCTCAACAATAGTTTCTGTTTTTTGTTTATTGATTGCTATCTGGTCATTAACATATTTTACAACTGGGTGATTTACAAATTTATTTGGTATTAACATACTAGCACCAGTTGTTTGTTGACCATCTCTAAATTGTAAGAAGTCAGGAAATACTTGATCTCTCATATCTTTGTATTTAGCAGTACCATCTTTACTATACATATCTTGCTTAAATAATTCAGTTGGTCTTCTATCAAATCCAAAAATAGCTTTATTATAATTATTATTTGTCCAAACTATTTTACCATATGCAACATTTTCTAATTCTAAATCTTTAATAAACTTATTATGTTTAGCAACTTGTTCTGCTGACATAACCTTATCTCTTAACTCTGCAGGAGTTTCTAATGGCTCTTTGCCCTCTTCAACTCTTTTAGCATTTTTTTCTTCAAACTTAATTGCTTGTTCAGATTCTTTTATTATATTTTTATGCTCTCTAATAATAACTTCATTTCTAAACATGTTCTCAGCTAATATACTTCTAGCTGGATCTTCTCTATTTTTAGCTTGTGCTTTTTCTAATGATACTAATTCTTTTTCTAATTTATCTATATTCTCTTTTGCTCTAGCATAATCTTTACCCATTATCTGCGAGTCTCTTAAAGATTGATTAGCGGATTTAATCTCTAATGTTTTTTGTGAGATAGCATCTGATAACATTTTAGGTTTTTCCATTAAACCCATCAATTGTTTAGTCTGTATCTCTAAATCTGATAATTGTCGTCTAACAGGTTTACCTTCAGCTAATGGTCCCATTACACCTAATACACCCCATACAGCTGCTGATGCTAATCTTTCATCATGATCTGCTTCCCATCCTGCACTTAGATATCCAAACGAACCTAAGCCAGCCATTCTAGGAACTATATTTAATTTATTAGCTATGTTTAATATTTTACCTGTACCATAACCATAAGCACCTGCAATAGCTATATCACCTAATTTACCATCGTCTATTTCACGAGTCATATCAGTAATTGCTATACCTGCAGGTAAAGAACTACCAGCAGATAAAAATCTACCAGTTCCTCTTAATGCTCTAGCTGTTCTACCTACACCTTGTAAAGTTTGTAATCCTTTACCAGCCATTGCTGTTGCTCTAATAAAAGGTATATAAGTTGCTATAGTAGGTATTGCTTGACCTAGACCATACCAAAAATTATCTACAAATCCTTCTGGTCTTATAAAATCTCTTTTAAATTCTGGACCAATATCATGTGCAACATCTTTTAAATATTGTTCTGCATGGTCAAATATGCTATCTGTTGTAGGTTCAAAGCCTAATGTCTTTCTACCCCAATCATAAAATCTATCAAGTCCACCAGGTATACTTGCAATTAGTTCTGCACCATGTGATAATCCTGTCTTAAATCCTTCTGCAGCATAATTAATATCTGCTCTAGCTTTTTCTGTTCTCTCAGATAG